CGGGAAGCGCCGCGCTGGTCCGACGGAGCGAAAGAGCGCTTCAAAGCGGACTGGCAAGCGCAGTACGCCGGCGACGGGCCGGCTACTGGCGGAACGCCGATTCTCGAGGACGGCATGGCGTTCAACGCATCCTCTGTGACGCCACGCGATGCGCAGTACGTGGAAGCGCGCAAGCTGACACGGGAAGAGGTCGCCGTCGCCTATCACGTGTCGCCCGTGATGATGGGCGTCATCGACGGAACGACGATCAGCAGCGTGATGGAACTGCACAAGATGCTGTATCAGGACACGCTACCGCCGTGGCTGACGCAGATATCGCAGGACATTGAATGTCAGCTGCTGTCCGACGTCGACGCTGCCGGATACATGAACGGCAGCGTTTTTGTTGAGTTCAACCTGAAAGCGAAGCTTGCCGGCTCGTTTGAGGAACAGGCGCAAGCGCTGCAATCTGCGGTCGGTGGACCGTGGATGGTGCGCAACGAAGCGCGTGCGATGAACAACCTTCCCGCTGTCGACGGCGGGGACGACCTCATCGTGCCGCTGAACGTCGTCACAGGTGGACTCGCGTCGCCGAACGACACTGCGCCGAACAATCCGTCAAACGAGGAATCGAACGGGCAGCTGCCGAAAGCGGCACTCGTCGAAACGCTGCGCCGGTACTTCGTTCGGCAGGGTCGCGTCATCGCGTCAAAGATCGGGGCGGGCGCTTCCGCAGTTGCCGATCTGCTCGACAGCGCGCGATGGGACGCCGAGCTGTTCGCTGACTTGGCGGCGGCCGGCGTATCTGGGTCTGCCGCAACTGGAATCAACATGACGACCAGCGTCGACCTGGCCGGCGTGCTGCAAGCACCGGAACCGAAGACTGCCGCAGCCGTGCTGTTCGCCGGCTATGCCGACATGCGCGCTGAGCAAATCGCCCGCGATTGGGAGACGTCATGAAATTCAAGTCCTGCCCTGCGTTCAAAGTCAGCGACACGTCTGCCGATGCCGGCACCTTCGAAGCGATCGTTTCCGTGTTCGGCAACGTGGACAGCGTCGGAGACGTCGTCATGCCCGGCGCGTTCACGGACACGCTCGCCGACTGGAAAGCGTCCGGCGATCCCATCCCGGTGCTGTGGTCGCATCGCATGGACGATCCGCGATTCTCGATCGGGACAGTGCTCGACGCTGCCGAATTGGAGCCGCACGACGCGCGGATTCCCGAGTGGGCCGACGAATGGCTCAAAGAGCACGGCGGACTCTGGGTCAAAGGTCAGCTGGACACGAGCAGCGACGCCAGCGACGTAGCTGCCGCAGCGCGCAAGCTGCTAAAAGGCCGGCTGGTCAAGCAATTCTCTTACGCCTACGACATCGTTGACGCCGGCTGGGGAACCGTCGGCGGTCAAGATGCGTACGAGCTGCGCAAGCTCGGCATCCATGAGATCTCGCCGACTCAGATCGGCGCGAACAACCTCACTCAACTACTCGGCGCGAAGGCTGCCGCACTGGTCGCCAACGCTACGGACTTGGCGAGCGATCCTGCCCGCCGTCTGGTGTCCGGCATGGATACAAAGGAACTCTGCGAAGCCATCGCGTATTTCAGCAAGGCACTCGCGGAACGCAGTACGACGGGACACGTTACCGACGCATCCGACCGCGGAACGGTCAAGGGCGAGGAGCCTCCGCAGGCCAAGCCCGAGGAACCCGCACGACACGAAGATCTGTCGATACGTCTCCTTTCCCAACTCAAAATCCTTGAATTGGAAACGGAGTGCGCATCATGAAAGACAACATTCGCAAGGCGATTCTCGCCGAACTGAAGGCGGCCCGCGACATCGCGGACGCCGCGGAAGCGGCCGATCGGGACCTCAACGGCGAGGAACGCGCGAAGGTCCAGACCCACGTGAAGACCGCCTCCGACCTGAAGGCGCGCGGGGAAAGCAGCGATGACCTCAGCAAGCAGCTGGGCGACCTCGCGGACGGTATCGGCCTCAACGAGCCGACCGGAGACAAGCCGGAGCCCGACCAGTACAACAAGCTGGCCGGCCACGGCAAGAGCAACGCGAACCACCGCAAGGGCCTCGGTCAGTCGTTCGTGGACTCGTCGGAATTCCAAACGCTGATCAAGAGCGTTCCGAACGGCCGGTTTGGCGAAAAGGCACACGTCCAGTCGCAGCCGTTCGGCGTCAAGGACCTGCTCACCGGCGTCAACCGGACGACCAGTGCGGGTGCGCTGCTCACGCCGGACCACCTCGGTTTGCAGGACCCGTTTTATCAGCGTCCGCTGACGATCCGGGACCTTGTCACGCCGGGTTCGACCCAGACGGACACCATCGAGTACGTCAAGCTGGTCAGCGTCACGAACAACGCTGCCCCGGTCGCGGAAGCGTCGACGACAGCAGCGATCGGCTCGGGCAGCCCGGCCGTCACCACAGCGCAGGGCGGTGTCAAGCCCGAGTCCGCGATGGTGTTCGAAAAGTCGACGACGAACGTCAAGACCATCGCGCACTGGATTCCGGCAACGAAGCGGGCACTGTCCGACGCCGGGCAGATTCGCACGCTGATCGACGCGTTCCTGGTGTACGGCCTCGACGAGGAACTGGAAGACCAGATCGTCTCCGGCTCCGGCTCCGGCGAAAACCTCCTGGGTATCGCGAACACGTCCGGAGTGCAAACGCAGGCGGCACCGTCCGGCGGAGACACCGTTTTCGACACGACCCGCAAGGCACGCACGAAGGTCCGGATCGGTGGACGTGCGAACCCGACTGCGTACGTGTTCAACCCGGCCGACTGGCAGACAATCGACCTGCTGCGGGACGGCAACGAGCGTTTCTACGGCTCCGGCCCGTTCGGCATGTCCACTCCGCAGTTGTGGGGTCTGCCCGTCGTCGAGTCGGAGGCCATCGCTGCCGGCACTGCGTACGTGGCGGACTGGAAGTGGGCGGTCCTGTGGGACCGGGAGCAGGCATCGGTACAGGTCACGGACTCGCACGCGGATTTCTTCATTCGCAACCTCGTCGCGATTCTCGTTGAGCTGCGCGCCGCGTTCGGCATCCTGCGCCCGTCCGCGTTCGTCAAGATCACCCTCTGATGGCGGCCGGGGTGACCGCACGTTGCCCTGTCTGCCGAAGCCTCCACGCTGCATGTGGGCCAGCAACGGCGGTCACCCCGGTTGACCCGCATACCGCGGCAGTACGACGGGAGAACCCGATGGCTGAGCTTCAGGAATACCGCTACGTCGTCAACGGCATGACTATCACCGCGCTGCTCGACGAGCAGGACGCTAAGCGGCTGAACGCGGTACCCGTCACGCTGGACAGCGCAGGCGCAAGCGACGTCGTGACCGTTGCCGGCAAGGCCCGTACCGCGAGCAACGCGGCACGGACGCCGACCAACAAGGGCCGGTAAGGCTGTGGACCCGCTAGTAACTGCCGCGGAACTGGGCCTGTATCTACAGCGCACAGTGGACCCGGACGCTGCCGCGCTCGCCGTGGCGTCAGCGTCCGGGATGATCCGCGATATCTGCGGCTGGTCAATCAGTGCCGAAACGGTGACGCTCGTCCTCGACGGTTCCGGCACGACGATTCTGAATCTGCCGACGCTGCGACTCGTCGCAGTCTTCGAAGTCCGGCTCTGGGGCGTCGCACTCGATCCGTCCGAGTACTCATGGACGGAGCGCGGGCAGCTGTATCGCGCTGCCGGCTGGCCGGCCGACTTCCGCGCTGTCGCAGCTGACGTGCAGCACGGATACGAGCAGACGCCGGACACGGTGCGCGCCGTGGCGCTGAGCCTGGCTGGTGCGACAACGACGAATCCCGGCGGCACGCTCGTATCGAAAACAGTCGGCGCAGTCACGCACGCATACCGGGACGCGCCCGCTGTCCTGACTGAACTACAGGAATTCCAGCTGAGCGGCTACCGGCTGCCCTGATCGGAACGGAGCACCACTAATGCAGGAAAGTTCGGGCGCTACCGGTCTGGTCGTCGTCACACTCATTGGCGCGGACGGCCGGATTAAGTCGCAGCAGACGGTCAAGAATCTGATCACCGACGCGGGCGACCAGTATCACGTGAAGCGGATCGCCGCCGGAGTGGTGCCGCTGGCGTCTGCGGACGTCACGAAAGTGACGGGCATGAAATTGGGCACCGCCACGACTGCGGCCAGCAAGTCCGGATCAGGCGCAGCCCTCGGGACGTACGTCGCCGGCAGCGCTGTCGTGTTCGATACCGGTTTCCCGACAACGGAAAACCTCGGTGGCGGGCTCGGCTGGACAGTGACGTATCAGTGCACGTTCGGGGCCGGCATCGGCACATCCGCAGCGCTGACAGAGGTCGCGCTGGTCACCGACGCGGCAGCAGACGCAACGAGCGTCGCGGCAAACACTGTCGCTCGGGTCGTGTTCGCTGCGACACCGAAGGGCGCGGCAGACACGCTGGCCGTCGGCTGGGCACACAAGCAACTCGGGTCCTAAGGGGGAAGCGCAATGCACACACCAACGCTGGGCAGCGTCGTCATCGTCGGGGTGGACCCGGAACTCAACAACGAGTCTGACGTGTGTCCCGCTGTCGTCACGCTCGTCGTCGGCGCGAACGTCAACGGCGGTTGGGACGTGAACGTCAAGACCGTGCCGGACGCTGAGGGCGGCGGCGAGTGGAAAGAGTCCGTGCGGCTGTTCGAAACCGAAGAGGACGCGCGTAATACCGGCATCGCGATTTCCGGGTACTGGCCGCCGGAGCCTGAGGTTCAAAGGGGGTAAGTCTCGATGCCGCTCAAGGCTGACTGGACGAACACGGACGACTCGCACGACTCGCATCCGCAGGCACACAACGACGTAGCGACACGACTCAACGCGCTGTCTAACGTCGACAACACATCGGATGCCAACAAGCCGGTATCCACTGCGCAGGCCACGGCCGATAACCTACGGGTGCTCAAAGCCGGCGACACGATGACGGGACTGTTGACGCTGCCGGCAGGCGCGGGCGACACGGGCGGCCTGAAGATCGGCACGGACGTTAACCTCTACCGGTCGGCCGCGGATGTCCTCAAGACTGACGATGCGCTGACGGTGACGGGGACGCTGTCCGCTCCGAATCTGCCGTCACTGGTGGACGTGCAGATCTTCACTGCGGCCGGCACGTGGACCAAGCCGACCGGAGCGAAGTCGGTGCGCGTGTTGTGCGTCGCCGGAGGAACAGGCGGCGGCTCTGGTCGCCGGGGCGCTGCCGGCACGGTCCGGCAAGGCGGCGGCGGCGGCGCGTCCGGCGGTGCGACGCGGCAAGAGATTCCCGCGTCCGCGCTACCTGGCACGGTTGCCGTGACTGTCGGATTGGGAACGACGGGCGGCGCAGCCGTCACGGCGGACAGCACAGACGGCAACGCGGCTGCGGCGGTCACGACGTCGAGCACGTTCGGGACGTACCTGAAAACGGGCACGAGTCAAAACGTGCCGGCCACGCAGGGCGGCGGCACGGGCTCGGGCGGGGTCGGAGCCACGGCCGGCTCGGGCACGGCAACGGGGGTTGCTGGCGGGTCGGCCTCAGGTACCGGTGGGGCCGGCGGCGGCGCGGGTACTGGACAGACAACGGGCACACCGGGCGGCGGCGGCTCGGGCGGTGGCATCACGTCCGGCAACGTCGCGAACAATGGCGGCAACGGCTCGAATCTCACCATCACGTCATCGGCAACGATGGCGGGCGGCATCGTCGACACCACGCTTCCCACCACGGCGATCTCGCAGCCCGCCAACTCGGGACTGCCCGGTCATGGCGCGGGCGGCGGCGCGGCATCCATCACCCAAGCGGCGCAGGCCGGGGCCGATGGCGGCCTGTACGGCGGCGGAGGCGGCGGCGGCGGTGCGTCGCTGAACGGATTCGCCAGCGGCAAGGGCGGCGACGGCGCAAACGGAATCGTCATCGTCACGACCTATTTCTAGGGAGCCGCGATGAACGGATTCGGCGTTGCCACTTTCGGTTCCGGCACATTCGGCGATCCCGCCGACGTCATCGCGCTGAGTTTCACAGACACGGCGACAGTCACGGACACGGCAGTGTCCCGGTACCGGCGAGTCCTGCTCGACACAGCCGGCGCGGCAGACACGACGAGCGATCACGCGAGACACGTGCTCGTCGACGCTGCCGGCAGCAGCGACCAAGCGCTGAGAGCGATTCTGCGGGTCGTAATCGAGCTGGCCGGGACTTCGGACAGCGTCAAGCCGCGGCGCGGCCAGCGACTCGCTGAGGCCGCGGACAGTGCCGGCGCGGACGACGCGGCAACGTTCGTCTGGCAGCGACGGCGCAGCATCGTCGACGAGGCCGGCCCGCACGATGCAGCAGAGCACGGCTGGCAGCGACAACGCAGCTTTGCCGATCGAGCCGGCGCACGCGACACGTTGAGCCTCAACGAGGTGCCCGCAGTCGTCGCCGTGTTCACCGCCTGGGCGGGCACGCAGTTGGGCAATGATCGGATTGTCGTCCGCGATGCTCCGCTGATCGTCGATCCGCGGCACGGCAACCGGGAACGGGACTGGAGTCAGGCCAGCGCGGTAGTTGTCGACGGGTGCAGCGTCCAGCCGTTCGGGGCGACAGAAGTAGCGGCCGATCGGGAATTCACGGCGACGCATATGCGCCTGATCGCACCGCCGGGTATCGCGTTGGCGGCGGTCAGTCGGGTGATTTTCGACGGGGCCACGTACGAAGTCGACGGTGAGCCTGCGAAGTGGCGAGATCTGGACGGCCGGCCGAGTCACGTTGAGGCAGCGCTAAAGCGACTTGCCGGATAGGGGGACGCGTGACGACATTCGGCGACGCAGAGGCTGCGGTCGTAGACATCCTCGTTGCGGCAGACGGGCTCGAAAACGTCAACGTGGCAACGAATCTGATCGGCTACAGCACTGGCCGATGGCTACGCGTCATCCGTACCGGCGGCATCCCAACGATGTGGATGCGTGTTGATAATCCCGTGATCGAAGTCGCTGCGTACGCGGCCGACAAAGGCGAAGCGCTGGACTTGGCGAACGCCGCGCGCGCAGCGATTCTGGCGGCCCGCGGTCAGTACGTCGGCAACGGGCTCGCACTGTATGACGTCGTGGACAACGACGGGCTTGCCTGGTCGCCGGACGAGCAGAATCCCGCGCTGGCCCGCTACGTGTTCGCGCTGGCGCTCGTGACGAAACCTCGACCGTGAAGGCGGCAACTGTGGACCTTAACGCGAATCCGCCGCCGCATTGCGACCAGGCGGTCCTGCACGCTCTGGGCGAATGCGCATACTGCGACGAGCGCCCCGACTGGCAGGCACTACGGCAGCTGTGGGGAATCGCCTTCACGGGACATCCGCCAGCGGATCGGGAAGTCGCGTGCCCATCGGACGCGCGCCGACCGGGCGGCGTGAATCAAATTTGGCCGGGCAATCAGGCTCAGGCGAAGGCGGCAACATGAGCGTGTTCTCTGACTTGCGCGATGCGCTGGTTGACGATCTGCCGGAATTGAATGTGTCGCCGTCGTGGCCGGACACGCTGACTCCGCCGTGCGCGTTCATCACGCCGCCGTTGTCCGACGAGTACGTCAAGCAAGGCCCGATGTTCGGCGAGCACACGATTGCGCTGGACCTGGTGTTGCTGGTCGCCCACAACGACGCGGCAACGGCGCTCGGCGCACTAGAAACCATGGTCGAGTACGCACTTTCCCAAACCGCCGATTGGACGCTCACGAGTGTGGACGCCCCGGCACCGACGACGGTCAGCGAGAACGGCGCGGAATATCTCGCGTCGGTCATCCACCTCAGCAAGCCCGTACGAATTGGAGTAGGACTATGAGTGCAATCGGTACCCGCCTTTTGACTCTGACCGTGGATGGCACCGACGCCACGGCCCAGGTGTCCACATGCGTGATCAAAACGGGAGAGACAGATTCGGACTTCGTGTCGTTCGCGGACGCTGCGGCCGGCGGCGGTCGGGAATACACGCTGGCGCTGACGTTCGTGCAGGACCCGGCGACGGGCACCCTGTGGGATCAGGTCTGGGCGCACGCCGGCGAAGAGGTCCCGGCGATCGTCAAGCCGTTCGGGAACGCGACTGCGACGTCCAGTCAGCCGCATTGGAGCATGACGGCGATCGTGTCGGAGCCTGACGGCGACCTGCTCGGTGGCGAAGCGGACGCGTCGCCCAGCAACCGCTTCGTGACCGAGGTGGAGTGGAAGCTGACCGCCAAGCCCACGAAGGTTGTCGCGTAATGGGTTCCGGCCCCGCGACGTATCTGAAGATCACCGGTCTTGAGGCCGTCGAGCGTGACTTGGCGAACATCGGCGTCAAGCTGTCTGACTTGGACTTTGCCGGCATCGCCAGCGAGGGGATGCGGCTCGCCGCCGGGTTCGCACCGAAGCGCAGCGGCAAGCTGGCCGCTTCCATCAAGGCCAGCAAAGCGAAGTCGCGCGCGACGATCCGGGCCGGCGGAACACGCATCCCGTACGCGGCAGCGATCAACTACGGCTGGCGCAAACGCAACATCGAGCCGGCGGAATTCATGCAGCGCGCCGACGAGGTGCTGCGCCGCCGCGTGCCGGCCCAACTAGAGGCGCAGTTGCGCCGCATCATCGCAGGGCAGGGGATGGCATGACTGTGACGGAACGCGAGCCGATCAAACCGACGCTGGACGTGCCGTTGACGCACGCCGTGGAAGAGTTGACCGGCTTCGAATCACTTCAGATTGAGCGCCGCTTCAACAAAAAGCTAGAAGAGTTGGGCGGCGTCGGTCTCACCATCGGTGTCGTGTGGGCGTACGAGAACCGCGACGGGCAGAAACGCAACTGGTCGTCTGTAGAGAACATGACGTTCCGCGAACTGACCGGCTACTTCGCTGCGGAGCCCGAGGACGTCAACGAAGCGGAGCCGGACAGTGAAGCGGGAAAAGACGACTCGCCCGACAGTCCGCAGACGATGACCTTGCGGCGTGGTGCATCGGCACGGGCTTCGGGCCCGAAGTCTATTACGGACTGACGCTGGCGCAGCGTTCCGCATTCGCTCGGGCGGTCAATCGCGCCAACAAAAAGTAGGGGGCCGTCGTGGCTGGCGCTATCAAAATCTCGATCCTGGCGAACGCAAAAGACGCGATCACCAATATCAACAAGACCGGCAAGGCCGCAGACGACCTCGGGAAAAAGACGAAAGGCGCGGGCGGCGGACTGAAGACCCTTGCGGGGGCGGCGGTAGCGGCCGGGGGCGTGGCACTCGTCGGCGATGCGCTCCGGGACGGCGTCAAGGAGGCCGGGGCGTTTCAGGACGCGGCTAAGCAGACCACGGCAGCACTGAAGTCCAACGCGAACTTGCACGGGCTGACCGCCGAGCAGGTGCAAAAGTCCAGTGCCGCGCTGGAATCGCTGACCGGCGCGAAGGTCGACGAGAACGACGCCACGCTGGCGGCGAACAAGCTGATCCGCTCTGGCGTCACGTCGCAGGCAGACTTGGACCGGGCGTTGAAAACGTCCGCAGACGTCGCCCTCGGGTCCGGCAAGGACATTGGCAGCGTCTCCACGGCGCTGAGCAAAGCGCTGGCGAACCCGCTCAAGGCTTCCGGCGCGCTCGGCAAGGCTGGCGTGGTGCTGTCGAAGTCGCAGCAGGACTCGATCAAGGCGATGGTCAAGACCGGCAATACGGCCGGCGCGCAAGGGCTCATCATGGATGCGCTCGAAAAGAAGTACAAAGGCGCGTCCGAAGCTGCCGGCACCGGGCTTACCGCGGACATGGGACGCGCGCAGGATGCGATAGCGGACGCTAAGCGGGACATCGCCACGGCACTGCTGCCGGCGCTGTCGAAGCTGGCGACAGCGTTCGCGAAGAATCTGCCCAAGGCGATCGCAGTCATCGTGCCGGTGTTCAACAAGCTGGTCGCGCTCGTCCAGAATCCCGCATTCCTTGCGCTGGCCGGGGCGGTCGGAGCGATCGTCATCGGAATGAAGGCGTACAGCGGAGTCATGGCTGTCGTGTCGGCGGCTACGAAAATCTGGGCAGCCGTCCAATGGCTACTCGACGCTGCGATGGCCGCCAACCCGCTTGGGTTGATCATTATCGGCATCGTCGCGCTGGTCGCTGCGATTGTGTGGATTGCCACGAAAACGACGTGGTTTCAGACAATCTGGAAAGTCGTCTGGGGAGGGATCAAAGCTGCCGCGGTGTGGGTGTTCAACTTCCTGAAGACTTACTTCGTGACGATGTTCAATTTCTACAAGGCGATTTTCTGGAAAGGCGTTGCCGCTTTCAAGGCCGTCTGGTCTGGCATCACGTGGCTGTGGAGCAAAGCTGTCGCGGTGTTCAACGCTGTCAAGACAGCAGTTGCCGCGGCCGTCAACTGGGTCGTGACGAAAATCGCGGCATTCATCGTCGGCGTCAAAGTCGTCTGGGCGCGCATCATGGGGCTGGTCGACAAGGCCATTGCGTTCAAGGATCGGATTATCGGAGTCTTTCGAGGCTGGCTCAACTGGATGCTGGGTCTGCCAAAGAAAATCATCGATGGCCTGCTTGCCGGCCTCAAGGCAGGTTGGGAAAAGGTCACCGGGTTCTTTAAGGATGCGATCGACCTGATCCCGAAAGGCATCCGTGACGCCCTCGGGATCAGCTCACCGTCAAAGGTGACGCGTGACCTTATGCGGAAGACCGGAGACGGCGCGATTCTCGGCCTGAAAGACAGCATTCCGGGACTGCGCAAGACAGTGGGAACGGTGTCCGACGTCATCTCTGGCGGCATCGCCACGGACGCGGCCGTCAAAGTACGTGCTGAGGCGACAGTCGGCAAAACAACGGCTGGTACTGCCGGCACGGCAGCGCCGATCACCATCAACGTTTCCGTTGCCGCGGGCGTCAATCCGGCAGAGGTCGGCCGGCGCACTGTCGCGGCAATCGAGGCATGGCAGCGACGTACCGGACAGCATCGATTGCTGCCGGCATAAAGGGAGGCATCGCGTTGACGACTCGTCTGCGTCGAGCAGCTGGCCGCGTTCGTCGGATTGCACGATTCGACGTGCTCGGCTTGCTGCGCGCGTTGAGCAACCACGGGCGCGGCTATCCGTTCGCGACGAATCTGTCACTCGTGTCGATCCCTATCGGGCTGCTCGCTGTCATCATCGGGCCGGAAATCAGCCGCGGATTTACCGCCGTGTTCGGCAATCGTCCCGAGCCGATCTACGTATGGGGCGTGCTGCTGCTGCTCGGCGGCGGAAACGTCGCTGTTGGCATCGGGCAACGGCTGCCATCACGAGAACGGGCCGGCCTGTACGTGCTCGCAGTCGCATACGCGTTTTACGGGATCAGCGTCATCGTCGGCCTGGGCTGGGGCGGGATGGTTACCGGCCCGGTGTTCGTCGTTCTGGCGCTGTCCTGCGTCATGCGGGCACGCGTCATTCTGGCCGCCGCGAAAGCGCTGCAAGTGCTGATCGGTCGGGACGGTAGCGGTGACTGACCTGGCCGATCTGTTCGTGCGCGCGATTCCCATCATGCTCGGCGGCGGTGCCGTCCAGCTCACCATTTATTTCCTGAAACGCCGGCAGGAGATGCGCGCTGCCGACGTCGCGGCCACAAAGACGGCAACGGATACGGACGCTGTCATCGTGGCAAGCGCGGAAAAGAGCCTGCTCATGTCGGATCAGGCACGAGATCGGGCCGTCAAGCGCGCTGAGCAGCTGCTGACCGACCTGGAACGGGCAGAGTCTGAGCTGGCCGCCATGCATGTCGAGACGCGGGAGTTGCGCGTTGAGGTGGCAGCGCTGCGGCGCGAGGTTGCCGGCCTGCGGACGCGCCTCGGGATGGCTAGCGAGTCGTGAAAATCGTGTCAGTCTGCAATGGACGGTACCCAAGATCGTTCCTGTACCCGTCGGTACAAAAATGATCTTCCTCGGAGCGCATAACCGCAGCTAGAGTGGCATGTGAGCGCACCGAGATGTTCTCGATGAATGACATCACTTGTGATGGAATTTCACGACTTGTCATGAAATGGACCCTCGGAGCGTGCCTACCTTAGGTAGTCGGCCGCTCACCGAGAGGAACATTTCATGCCCATCGACCGCGCACGCATCGATGTGTCCATACGCCGATGGATCGACTCGCTTCGACCTCACAGGCCCAGCACGTCATCGCTCAAAGCGAAGCGCATCGTTACCGATGCGCTCTTGCGCGCTGCCGCCGTGGACCGCGTTCTCTATCTGCGCGACCTTCGGCGCTATCACTTCGACGCAACGATTGCCGACCTCGCGGAAGGGCTCGGGGCAGCTGAAATAGAACGACGGCGTTTGCTCGCCGAAGCGAATCCATCTACAGCTCAGCGTCAGCGCGTCGAGATATATCCCGCTGGCGGACCCCGCTCCGGACGCTCACCGGCAACGCTCGTCGCTGATCGTCGCCACTTGCGTCAGTTCGTGGAGTACTGCCAAGCGAACAACTGGATAGCACAATCGTTCCGACCCTTCCCTCCCAACGACAAAGGCACCGGCAGGACAGCCGACGGGCACGACGACGCTCCCGAAAACCGGCCTGTCATCGCTTACAACGACTGGCAAGGGCTGCTGGATACGGCCGGAAGCATCCATCCGCGAACGAGAATCCTCGTAGCTATGGGGCTGCTTTGGGGCCGACGCGTATCCGAAGCTGCGATGCTCCAATGGGGGCACATCAATTCCACGGCCGGCCCGGTCGACCGGGCCGGCCTCGCGCTGTCATACCGGGCGGCAGAGGTGAGGCCCGGCCAGGCGGTCATTCGCAACGTCAAGCGACGCCGGACCATCGCAATTCCGATCGGCGCGCCCATGCAAGTCGAGCTGGACCGCTGGCGGGAATGGCTCGAGAAGTCACACAATCCGCTACAGCTGGATTGGTACGTTGTGCCGCCGCGGGTTCAGGCAAGCGTGGGCGGGTTCGTGCGAGTGCCGCACGAATGGCCCGTGGTGCCGGCAAAGCGGGCTACTACCGTGGCGCTGATTAAGGACGTGCAACGCACGTTGACTGCCTTCGGATGGCGGGATGTCAGACGCGAGGGGATGCACACCCTTCGCCGCTCCGTTGCTGTGCACCTGGACGGTATCGGCGAAATTGCGGCAGCACAGGCACTGCTCGACCATATGCACAGGTCGACAACCGAGCTGTACACACTCAATCGCGCGGGTGAATCTGAGCTAAACGCCCTCATGTCGCGCGACAGTCCGTACGAGCGTTAGCGGGCATTGGTCGGCTCGCCGCTAACAAGAGAGGGCGGCGAGCCCGGTGATCGAAAAGTATGACTTCCGCAAGGTGCACGTTGAACGGCAAGAGATGGCGAGCGCGCGGCTCGGCGAGTTCATCATCGGGGAATCCCGCATCGGCTTCGCCAGCGCGCAATGGGTCGTCATCCCGACGGCGAGCTTTGAATACAGCATGAATTACGACCCGGACGAGCACGGCGTTCTGATCTACGGATCGGAGACGGGGACGCTATCGATATCGTCTATCGGATCGTCAAGCTTTGTGCCGCCCGTCCAGCCGGGCGACAAAGTGCGCGTGCGCTACGGGTCACGGACTGTCTTTACCGGCATCGTCGATACGACTAAGACGCAGCGTACGTCGACGTCGGCGCTGCCCAAACGCTTCCGGGTCGACTTCAGTGCGACGCTCGTCGGCGTGTACGCCGTGGCTCTAAGCAAGACAGTGTGCTACGGCGACTTGCCGGCAGAGACGGCGTATAAGCGAATCCGGCGATGGGTGAAGATCACTAACCTTTACATCGCAGACGAGGAACCGGGGTGACGCAGCGATGGCGGTCGTAGTTCTCGAACGGGATCACTACTGGCCCGGTGCCAACATCCCGACTCCACAAAGCGCAGAGGGTGCGGAGTGCTCATGGAATAACGCGTTTGTCCATGAGCTGCCGCCCGGCCCGTTTCCGTTGTGGCAGGGTCCGGGGTGGGACGCCGACCGGCCGACGGACATTCAACAGAACGGCGGATATACGGTAGTTTTCAACATCGTCGGTGAGGGGAAATCGGTCGATTTCTATTGCCGTTCCTCCAAGGTCGGCAACGTCATGACACTGTGGGCACCGGGTCATGACGAGGAACGCCAGGTGGTGAGCGGCTACACGTTCCCGTGGGTGGCCTACTCGGGCGCGATGCCTTATCACTGGCCGCCTGATACGGCCGGTTTCCACGGCGGAACGTCGGCGATCCGGCATACCCTCACAGCGGGCGTCACGTATTACCTCGAGATCGGATCATCGTCCTACGATGGCGACGCGCCCAGCGGTACCGGGTTCGATCAGGATTTCTGGCTAGAGACGTACTACACGCCCGTCCCGAACAACGACCATCGCGCTGACCCGTATGACGTCATCATTTGGGATGACGGAATGACGTATCACGCGGTGCCGGTGCTGAACACGGACTACACACAAAGCCGCACTGGTGGCACGGACGATCCCAATGTGGACCCAACGTTGGGGTGGACGGCCTGGTGGAAGTACGTACCAACGAAAGACGGTGCCATCGACGTCTCATGGGCGGTCATCCCGCAACAGTTTGACTGGTTCCGGCTAGACGTCTGGCGCAAAAACAGCGGTGACTCCGCTCCCGTGTTGCTCGCCTCGTCCGACCATCAGCCGAGCAATATCACCGTGACCGGGCTGCACACTGACGACAACATCTTTTTCCGCATCGGCAGCCGCAATCCGGAATGGAACATTGATCCGGGCTCTAGCGGCAGCCAGCCGGCGGCGCAGAAATACCAGCTTGAGGTCACGGGCGCGAAGTCGAAAGTACAGCTGCCGACCCCGGCACCGGGCAGCGGCGGGGACGGCGACGGCGCGCCAGCGGCGGACTCCCCTAGCGATTCGGCGACGGACACGCCGGCGTCAACGAAGACTCCGAGTGCGACGAATCCGGCGGACGCGAAGGAAAAGACCTGCTCGACGGTGCTCGACCTGATCCGCGAATTTCAGGCCAAGTCCGGCTACGCCGTGCGGATCGTCGGCGCATCCTCGATTGAGCTAGTCGATCCGAATCAGAGTCTGCCGGCAGGGTTCGTCAACGGGCAGGCGCATCGCTACTTTTCGGAGACTGAGCAGGACTTAGCGGCAGATTCGAGAACGCTTCGGCTCAACGCTGGGCTGATGGACCTGAACGCGACCGGTGAGCTGGTCGCCGATGACGTCGGCATTGTCACGTCGGGCTGGCTGATCCCGCGACGGCTCCCGTTCCCCGGCTTGGGCGTGGCTCCCGTCAAGGCCGTCCGCTACAGCTTCACTCCGGACGGATTCCGGGCCAGCGTCGAATTCGCTTTCGAGGACGTGCCGCTGGCGGCACGCCGAATTCCGTAGGGGAGGGAAGTCATGAGGCACTGGGCGTACGGCGAAGTGCTCGACGATGACGACTTGGACTGGCTGGCCGATCATGTCATTGACGTCTACTCGTCGACGACGGAGCGCAGCGCTGCGATTCCGGCACCGCACAACGGACAGCTGGCGTACGTATCGGGAGACGGCTTGACGATGTTTTCCGGTAGCAGCGGCGGCAGCGGCGGGACGTGGAAAAAGCTAGTCACCATCCCCGGCGGCGGGACGACCGGGCAGGCGCTGATCAAAGCGTCCGGGACGGACTATGACGTGACGTGGGGGACACCGTCATGACGGATGAATTGGACGATCTGGCCGCCGAGCCGGACGACGACGCAGCGCCGGCGGACGACGTCGATCACGGATGGGCCGACGCTGACACATACGACGGTCCGTGCGTCGGCGGGCCGTACGCAGGGCGGACAGCGTCGAGCAGGTTCCCGCGCGGCTTCCTGCTCGTCGACAGGCCGAACGGGCGCGCGTGGGTGTACGCGTATGCCGGCAATGTGTTCATGTGCCAGGGCGAAGCGTCGCCGCTGGACGAGGCCGGCCGCTGGACTGCCGCGGAAGGCGGCGACTACGACGTCATTGCGTATGACGAGGTGCCGTGATGACAACGAAGGCGTACGAGAACGTCAAGACGCTGTGCCGCGGGATCGAGCACATTTTCCCGTCCGCTGTGTGTTCCGGGATCGTCGGAGACACGCGGCATAAGCAGCGCAAGCAAGGGACGTATCACCTGAGCCGGCAGGATAATCCGGCGGGCACGTACTCGGTGATCCGTCCCGACGACAAGGCCGGCAACGGGCCGGACGACGCTGCCGCCGCGTTTGATATCAGCATGAATCGCACAGACATGGCGCTGGCGACGTCGCGGCTGATGCGAGTCTGGGCGAACGGCAGCGATCCGCGACGCAAGTATCTGAACGCCTTCAACGGCTGGACGGGTACCGGCGACGCGCAGCGCTTCGACATGGTGACGCATCGGTCCGGTTGGGCCAGTCCCGATCACAAGTGGCACTTGCACGCTGAGATACGCCGGCTGTATGTCCTCAATGCAGCGATGGTCAAGGCTGTTCTGTCTGCGTTGAGCGGACAGAACGTGCCGGCGTATCTCGCGAGCATCGGCGTCACGGCGCGGCCGGTCGCGCGAATCAGCGTGCCGGGCTATCCCGGTCGGGTGCTGCGCCGGACGGACAGTACGAAGTCCGATCCGGCCGTGCAGGTGTGGCAGCAACGGATGCTTGCGCGCGGTTGGAAAACGATCGGCAAAGCTGACGGCCGATTCGGGCCGAGACTGGAAAGCTGCGTCCGGCGATTCCAGAAATCCTGCAAGGTCCCCGATGACGGCGTTATCGGCCCGAAGACCTGGCCTCTGCCGTGGACCCGCCCGCTCGGCTAGTCCAGCTCAACGACTGTCCAATCTGACGCGCGCATGTCATCGGCGGTAGGCGTGTACGCGATGTGCGAGTGATCTCCAGTGATCACTACGGCGTGCCCGAAGCGAAACGTAACGCCTCGTCCCGGAAGGCCGGGGCGAGTGACCCGGCGGCCTTTCGATCCGCGCCCGCGCAGACTGGCCATCGCTTCCTCGTACGTCATGCCGCTGTCCGTATCGGTAATCATGACTTCGCTTTCTCCCGAAAGGGGAATCGTAGTGGACGTCAACCCTGTCGACGTCGGGCTTGCCGCGGCAGTGCTGCCGCCGGTCGTGGCGCTGATCAATCAGCGGCGCTGGCCGGCACAGTTGAAAGGGCTCGTCGCGCTGGCGGTGTGCCTGCTCTACGCGACGCTGGCCGTCTGGCTGCGCGGCCCGATCGTATTCTCGGCGTGGCGCGACGCTGCGCTGACTGTTGCCGGCACGGCGTTCGCCGCGTACCGGCTGTGGTGGCAGCCGTCCGGCATCGCGCCGGCCGTCGAAGCGGCGACGAGCGTGAACGGATCAGGCGCGGCCTAGTCCGTGGTGCGGACAGTCGGCGCGCGTTTCCATGCGGACCCAGCCGTTACCCATCGATACGCCGTAGAGCCGGCCTAGGCCCTTCCACGCATACGGGCAGAGGCAATCGGCGGTGTTCAGCCATTTCAGCCAGCGGGCCAGACTGTCCGCGTTCGGTGTGCTCACAAACTTGCCAGCCTAGGCGCAGCGACATGCAGCGCGCAGGCGCTTTCGGAAATTGAGCCGTCACCTTCGGGTGACGGCTCTTTTTGTCGTTCCGACGTGCCGCTGCGCAGCGTTGCGGGCCGGCAATTCCAGTTTCTCGAAAACGCCTACGCGTTCACGTCTGCCCGCCTAACGTTCCCAACGAATCCACTCACCCGACATTCCGCAGCCGTCCGAGGTGATCGCACGTGACAACGACACGCACGCCGACTCGTCTTGCCCGCGCGCCGTAACGGTGGCGGGCTCGTTCCCGTCCAGCAACGGCTGACGGAACAGCAGCTACAAGATCTCGTGATGGCGATGTGCCGCGCACTCGGCCTGTACGCCTATCACACGTACAACTCACGCAAGTGCGCGCCTGGTTTTCCCGATCTCGTCATCATCGGCGAACGGGTCCTCTGGCGTGAACTCAAAAGCTGGCAGCCGTCGAGACGGCCGACCAGCGCGCAACTGAAGGTCCTATCCGGACTCTCCCATGCCGGCCAGGATGTCGCCGTCTGGCGGCCCGCCGATTGGTTTTCCGGCCGTATCAAAGCGCAACTCATGGCGATCCGCCATCGACCGCCGAAACGGGGCGACTACCGTGCATCGTCCACTACCGCACAATGACGATCAGCTGCCGCTGTTCTACGAGCCGGCAGCTGCCGAACCGCCGAAGCCGCGACGTCGTCCGATCGAGCCGGATGCTGCGCGGTACCAACGATTCAAGCCGAAACGGCGCACGCTCTGCATGGATTGCATCCGCGACATTCACGCGCGCGGGATAGCTGTCGCGCCGCTGCCGCAAGTCGCATCCTGGCGACGCGTCACGGGTTCCGGCGACGTCGACTTGCTGTGTGACAAGCATCGCCGCGTCCGAAGCGAGGCCGGCCGATGACTGCTGAAAAGCCCGATCTCAGCGAGGAACTGCGGCGCATGGCGGACGAGCGTATCGCGCGACTGCGCAACAAGCGACGTGTCCGGGCAGCGATGAAAGCTGCGCGCGACATCGGATTGCAGCGCCGGCACGCCGCAAAGATGGCCCGCATCCGAGCACAGAAAGGAAAGGACACGTGATGACTGCTGCCGCCCCGTTGGTGTTTGCCGACGCCTACGACATGTCCCGACCGGGCTCGCCGTTCAGCAACGGATTTGAAGGCGAGACATGGATGGTGGCATGGTGCGAATCCTGCCAACATCGTTCCGACTGCGCGCTGCTCGACGTCGCGTATCTGGGGCGGACGCCGTCTGAGTGGATCGAGCTAGATCCGCTGTCGCTGCGAAACCGGTATTTCTGCAAGGCGTGGATTCTCGATACAGACACGTGCGGGCAGCCGTGAGTGTGTCGCGGGACGAACTTGCCGCGCTGATCGCCGACATTCGCGGTGCCGGCAACGCTACGGATACGGCCGTGGCGACGCTTGCGCCGCTCAATCCGGAACCGCTCTGCCGACTGTGCATGAAAGCGCTCGACGTCCGTGACGTCGACGTTGGGACGCACGCAGAGTGCGAGCCGGTCCGTGACGTCGGAGCGCTGCCGGCCCCGGCCCTTGCTGAGCTGTCCGCGGCACTGGTCGCGTACGAGCAGAGCCGGGATCGGTCACGACAGACAACGATCGGGCCGTCAGAGGTCGGCGTCGCATGTGATCGCAGACTCGGATACATCCTGCGGAACGCTCCGAAACAGCCAGACGAGCAGGTCAAGTGGGCTCCGATGCTCGGTACCGCGATGCACGCTGTCAACGCGGATGCGCTGACTCTGGCAAACGAACGGCTCGGACGCGTCCGCTGGCTCGTTGAACGGCGAGTGGAGCCGATGCCGGGCCTGTTCGGCAACACGGACGCGTACGACACGGACACGGACACTGTCACGGACTGGAAAATCGTCGGGAAGTCCACTGTCGAAAAGGCGCGGCGGAACGGACCCAGCGAACAGTACGTAGTCCAAGCGCACGTCTACGGCCGTGGCTGGCAACGGCTCGGGTATGACCCGAAGTGGGTGCGGATTCTCTATCTGCCGCGCTGGTCGCACAGCATCGCTGACGCGTACGAGTGGACAGCGCCGTATTCGCGGCTCGTCGCAGAGAAAGCACTCGCCCGGCTGCGCGCTGTCGACGAGCGGCTAACGACACTCGACGTCGCGACACATCCCGAACGCTGGGCGGACGTCGCGGCAACGCCGACGAGCGACGCGTGTCATTGGTGCCCGTATCACCGACGAGCGCGGCAGGCTATCGACTTTCACGGATGCTCCGGCTACCAGTCAAAGCCCGCCCAGGCCGTCAACGATTATCTGGACAGTCTGCCAGCTTCAACCTAGAGAGAAAGGCCAGTCCCCCGTGACGATGACAATGGAGAGTCTGCAAGTCTCAACTATGGCGATCAGCGTGCAGACGCTGACACTTGGCAAGCGGCAGGTGACACTATCCATATTCCGGCAGTTTGTTAAGGACAACCTCATCGCCTACGACGGAACGCTGCGCGGTCGGCCGATCGGCTGGGTGAACTACCACCCCGACAAGGAATGCGCCGACCTTCAAGACGATGATCACTGGCATGTCGTTTGGACACCTGACGAAGACCTAGTCAGAGTGTCCAATGTCGAGCGCCTGCCAGCCGCAGGATTCTTTCACGCGTTTGCAGGAGACGATCTAATCTGGGCTAGCGCGCGGGAAAGCTGGTTCCAAGGAAGGAGGTCGCGCAACCTGTCGGAGGGCTCGCCAGTGGGCTTCGGCTATCGACATGACGTCGATGTGTACGGTCTGCCAACAGACGCAGCGGTGCGCCTGAGTCGCATTAGCCGAATGGTCCGAGAGTATGCCGCTGGCGACGACGAGTCGCAGAAGTGGTTCCATCCCGCTCAGATTCCTGGGCTTGAGGGTTCTGTCGGCTGCTGGATCTCGGCTTCCGCCATGCGACGTGCCCTGGTGCACGTCGGCGATGAGCTTGCAGACTCGGGTTCCGACAGACCTTCCGGCTTTTGTCTAGACCGAGTCGATCGGGAAGTCGAAGCTGAGGCAGCAAGACGCCAACGGCATCGCAATATCCGAGAGTCCATCGGTGACATGCCGCAGCTATTCATTGCGGTGTGATCCTGCAACATTCAACCAACAGAACGGAGTACTACCGCATGTCCATTTGGGATGACCCCGCGCTACAGGCACCGCCCGAGGCCGACTATGTCCGGCTGGACAAGGTCGGCGACGGCTTTGACGGGCGCGTCGTCACTGTCACGAAGCAGACCTTCGACGATGGTTCGGCCGCCCCGCAGGTCACGTTTCTCGACGACAGCGACGGCGAAACACGCAATTGGACGGCCGGGCAGATTGACAGCAAGCGCAAGCTGGCTGAGCTGAGGCCCGAGGCCGGCGACCATATCAGCGTGCGATTTACCGGCACGACCGGCAAATTCAAGCACATCACTATCACAGTGAACGCGCGGAACTATCAGCAGCCTCCGGCCCCGCAAGGTTTCTTCACTCACAACGCAACGGCTCCGGCGACGCCGCCGCGCGGCGCAGCGGACGCAACGGTCGTCCAGTTGCCGACGTATCAGCCTGCGCCGCCGCCCGTGTACGCGACGAACACGCCGAACAGCGGGCCGGGCAACGGCAACGGGTACGCCACCGATCCCGGTCCGACGAACACAGCGGATGCGCCGCCGACCGGGGTCGACCCGAACGTGTGGGCGCGCATGGATGACGGACAGCGTCGGCAGCTGCTGCAAGTCATGGGCGGCGTTCCGGCGTTCTGACAGCGAAGCGGCCCCGTCGGTACAAGGAGTTAAACCGACGGGGCCGCGTGTTCCTCCCCGGATTCGCAGCAGCCGACTTTGAGTGTAGGGGGCGCAGCCGTGAGTGGTGCGACGTTTGACCCGGATGCGGTGCGGCGATGGCTGCGCATCCTGCACGGCGACAGTCCCGGCCGAATCCACGTGGCATCCACCGTGGCATGGTCCGGCCCGTCGTTTCCGACGAGCGACGTCGACGCGGCGGTAACGCGCGTCGGCGAGCTGGACGTAATCGGGCCGTTGGGTATCTACGTACGGATGACGACGCTGCGCGCTGCGTTGCCGCGCGGTGCCCGCGGCGGCGTAGCGGACAGTCTGGCACTGCCGGCACTCTGGGCGGATATCGACATCGCCGGGCCGGCCCACAAGGATCAGAATCTGCCGCCGGACTGGGACGCCGCAGAGGATGTCGTCTGCGCGACTGAGCTGCCCGCCCCTACGTTGTGGATCGACTCCGGACACGGCGCATATCCGCTCTGGTTGTTGGATGAATCGTGCGTGCTCAACGATGACAACCTGGCGGACGTTGCCGATCTGTCCGCGAATTGGCAGCGCGTGATAGCGGCCGGCTCCGCAAAGCTGGGCTGGCATTACGGCACGGGCGTAGGGGATCTCGCACGGGTGCTGCGGATTCCGGGCACAGTCAATCGCAAGGCCGGCGACGAGCGGATGTGCCGCATCGTGCCGGATTCCGTGACGGATACGCGGTACAGCCTCGCGGCGCTGTTCGAATGGTGCGCCGACGCGATGGCAGCGCTTGAGGTTGGTCGCCCGCCCGATTACGACCAGCCGCGGGCCGGTGACCTCGGACGGGCCGGTCCGGAAGGCCGGACCGTGTCGCAGCGTACCGCAGGCGAACTGTCCCCAGGGGATGACTTCATAGCGCGGGCGACGTGGGCGGAAATTCTCGAGCCGCACGGCTGGCGACTCGTCCGCACGCGTGGCGATATCTGCGACTGGTGCCGGCCCGGCAAGGCTGCCGGCATTTCCGCGACAACGAACGCGCTGGGCACGGATCGTTTCCACGTGTTCACGACGTCGACGGAATTCGAGACGACGAGCTACAGCAAGCTGGGCGTACTGGCAGTGCTGGAGCACAACGGCGACCACAGTGCGGCAGCGTCCGCGCTGCGTGCCCGCGGCTACGGCGGCGCGACGGGTTGGGAGAACGACCGGCAGCGAATCGAGGATTACCTAAGCGGGCTCACAGATTCGCTGCCGGCAACGGTGACGCGGCAGGAGGCGGGCCGGCTAGGCAGTGATCTCAGCCTTCCTCCGGTCGCCGGCCCTGAAGGTGTCATTCAACCAGACGCTGAGGCGCTGGACGCTAAGACGCTGGCGGAGTTACGGCATCGGCAAGAGGTTGCCGCGGAAGCGCGTCGGCAACAGGTCAAACGGGAGGCGCGCAAGTTGGTCGATGCCGAAGAATTCGCGCTGACGTGGCGGGAACCGCCAAGCAAGCTGACGCTTGTCGACGAGCTGGCGGAGCCGGACGAGCCGACCCGGTACCGGGTCGGGAAGCTGCTCCCGGTCGGCGGCAACGCGGTGCTGACGGCAGCGTTCAAAGCGGGCAAGACGACGTTGTGCAACAACCTGTTGCGGAGCCTCGCGGACGGCGACAAATTCCTCGGGCGCTTCGACGTCGAGCGGCCGGACGGACGCATCGCGGTATTCAACTACGAAGTCAGTGACGGTCAATTCCGGCATTGGCTGCGCAGAATCGGCATCGCGAATCCGGATCGGGTGTGCGTGTTGAATCTGCGCGGTTTCCGGATGCCGATTGTGCATTCCCTCGTTGAGGACTGGGTCACGAAATGGCTAATTGAACACGACGTACGGGTGTGGATTGTCGACCCGTTCGCGCGGGCAATGGTCGGCTCCGGCGACGAGAACAGCAACATGGACGTGGGCGTCATGCTGGACACGCTGGACGTCATCAAGGGTCGGGCCGGCGTCGGTGAGCTGATCCTGCCGACGCATACCGGTCGGATCGAGCAGGCTGCCGGCATGGAACGTGCCCGCGGCGCTACGCGGCTCGACGACTGGGCCGACGTCCGCTGGCTGCTGACCGCCGATGAGCAGAGCCGGCGGTTCTTCCGGGCACACGGCCGGGACGTTGAGGTGGACGAAGAGCTGTTGACGCTGGACCCCGACACGGGCCGGCTCACGATGGGCGGGCACGACCGGCGCGGGATGGCGGCCAAGGATCACAGCGGCGAAGTCGTCGACTGGGTCCGCGACCATCCGGGGCTCGGCTCCAATGAGATCGCCGATCTGATGGGACGCAATCGCAACCGGACGCTGGCGGCGCTCAACGCTGCTGTCGCGGGGCACCAGCTCTACCGTGTCGAGGCTCCGGGCGGGCGCGGTAAGCGGCTGCACTACGTCACGGGGACGGTCCCGACGATGGGCGGGCAGAGCGATGACTGAGGCTCTGAACTGCACTAGTACCGACCGATACCAATGCAGTATCAGATACCGGTCGGTGGCGGGAGCGGCGTCGACCGGTATCGGGACCCCTAAAGGGGGGTCCCTGATACCGCTCGTCGCCTGCGCTTCGCTTTCCCCCCGCCAGGGGGCCGGAACCACAACCTTTATCAATTTCCCGAATACCGGTCGTCCGTCATGATCGCCGAACAGTGCCGCAACGGCCGGGCCTGCGTCGGCTACGACCGGGCGACACGACGATCCGGACTGATCCCGCTGGACGGTCCGCTGTGCTCCGGCTGCCTCGGGCGCGGCCATGCCGACATCGCCGCGTTGCCCGGCGACTATGCCGCGCTGGCCGCCCAGACGGTTCCGGCCCGCGGTGCCGCGACGATCGGCCGCGTCTCCGGCGGCGACACAGACGCCCCGGTGCCGGTCGCGCTGGGCGTCGACGCGGTCCAGCGGGACATCGTCTGGACGCTGACGACGTGGGAGCCGCCCGTTCGGGAAGCTGCCCGCCTGGCCGGTCCGCCTGCCGGGCGGGTCCGGGACGGCTGGGCCGTCACGACAGCCGCGCAGGTGCTCGCCCCGCGGGTCCAGCTGCTCGCTGCGCTGCCGGCAGCGTGGTGCTACGCAGACGGGCTGGACGCCGGCCCGGTGCTGCGCGACGGGGTCTACGCGCTGGACCAGTTCCGGGCACTGCACGAACGGGCGCAGCGCATGACCGGCAGCCGGAGCGCGACGCGGCGGCAAGCCGGCGCGTGCTCCGACTGCGGCGCGGAAAACGCGCTGATACGCGATGACGACTCCGATACGGTCCGCTGCAATCGCTGCGGCCGACGCTGGACAGCGGACGATTACCGCAACCTCGTTGAGCTGTTGATCGTTGCCTGACTGTCGATGATCTTCGAAAGGAAACCGGCGATGACCTGCACAAACGACTGTCAACGGCCGACTCCGACGCAGGCCCATTGCGGGGCGTGTCATCACACGTTCGGCGGCGTCAGCGGCTTTGACCGCCATCGGCGGGACGGCCGGTGCCTCGATCCGGTGTCGCTCGGGCTGTCCGAAGTCAAGCGCGTCTGGCGCTGGCCGCTGAGCCCAGGTGCCGCAGCGCGCTATAGCCGCGGCGCTGTGACGGCCGAAAGTCCGTCGACGGGTACACGACCCTAGGCCGGGGCTGTTTCGTCGCTTCACGCTGGACGCCATCAGCGGCAACGAGCGTCCAGCGTGCCGGGACGGACGCGGCGACGGACACGAGGGGCGTAACCGTGCCGGGCGGATCGTCGTTGGACACGTCGACGGGTCTACGCCCCTGGGCGACGACGGATCGGTAAGCGCCATCATGAGGAAATGGCGAAGGCGACGATCAACACCAATGGAAGGAATGGATCAAATGGCATCACGACTGGCAGGCGTTCATGCATTGGCCGCCCGGTGCCGCAAGGTCGGCTGGAAAGTGACGCAGCCGAGCAGCGCGAACGGCGGATACCGCGTTATCTGCGCGGACGGGCATATAGAGCTGCTGCACGGTTCCTACTCGGATCGTAATGCGATCCGGTCGGTCACGAAGTCGCTGAACGAGCACGGGCTAGCCGCGGCGGAGGAAGCGGCAGCGGCTGCGCACGAACAACGCCGGACCGCGCGGCTCGCCGCGGGACGCAAGGCCGCGGACGCCAAGGCTGAGCAGCTTGCCCGCCAAGCGTCCATGCTGAATCGCGCTGCCGGCCCGTATGGCGAGCCGGAGGAAATCCCGCTGGACTGGTTCCTCGCGGAACATCCCGCGATGTGGATGCGTCCAGCGGTCATCACGCCGGCCATCGCGGCAGCGCTGCTAGAACGGAACACGGACAACCGGCCGCTGCGCCGCAAGACCATCGACAACTATAAACGAATCATCATGTCCGGGCACTGGCACTTGACGCACCAGGGCATCGCGATGGACACGCGCGGCGTACTACAGGACGGCCAGCATCGGCTACACGCGTGCGTCGAGTCTGAGCAGAACATCGTCGTGCCGTTCTTTGTCGGGATGCCCGTCGAGAATTTCAAAGCCATCGATGAGGGGCGGAACCGTTCGGCGGGCGACCTGTTCGCCAAGGTCGGTGAGATCGACGTCAACCTGCTACAGGCAACGGTCCGGCTCGTCGCAGCGACGCGGGAGCCGTACCCGCGGGCGTTCCTCAGTCAGAAAACGACGAACGAAACGCTGTACGACTCGTTCAAAGGCGATCCGGAGCACTTGCGCGCTGCTGTCCAGTGGGGACGTGCCCGCGCGCAGCAGTCAAAGATTGTCGCGTCCGCGTTGGCGACGTCGCGGTATCTGCTCGTCGAGGCGAACGGGCAGGACAACGACTATGTAGAGGCGTTCTCGTCCGGGCTGCTGACCGGCACGAAAGGCGACAGCAGGGTTCTGCTCGACGAGGACGACCCGCGGCTACAGCTACGCAAACAGCTACAGCTTCGGCGGGAACGCGGGCAGCGCACGGCGGCGATCGAGCAAACGGGACTCATCCTCTGGGCGTGGAATAACGTCGTGTCCGGCCGGCGAGCTCGGCACGTCAAGTGGGTGGATTTTCAGAACGACGTGCCGGCCATCACGGTGTGCCGCAGCAGCGGACGCAGCGCCAGCGCGCCGCCGGAGTTGCTGCGCGGCGAGTTCGCTGCGCGGTACAGCTGATGAGCAGGCCGGACGGGACGTGCTGCGACTGGCCGGGCTGCGATCACGCGACGGAGGGCGAAGGCTGGGCGGTGCAACTGCGCTGTGTGCACTGTCTGCGTGAGCAGTACATGCCGGCAGTGATGGAAGTCAGCGCGGGCATTGCTCCGTGCGTGTGGTGCGGCTGCACGTCGACACCGATGCGGCCGGACGAGTATGCGGCAGCGCTGACGAAAGCGAGGGCCGCCGTGGGACGAGAATGCGCCGATGATGGCTGACGAGCTGGCCGCCTGGCCGTTTCCGGGAGACTCGCCCGTCGTGCGTGCCCGGCGGGTCGCGCTGGCGTACCGTGCCCGGCTCGCGGAAGTCGATCCGGCAGGCTGCGCAGCGATTGACAAGCGCGTCAACCGGTGGGGGCAGAGCTGGGCGGCACCGAGTGAACACTTCGACTTGGATGATTGGATCAGCGCGCGGGATGCGGCACGGCTCGCCAGTGTCCAAGTTAGCCGGATAGGGAAGTGGCGCCGGGCTGGCCGGCTGCCGGGCCGGCTCTGTACGCGGCTGTCCCGGACGCGGCTTACTAACGCATCGGCGCGGCACACGTGGGAATACCAGGTACGGGATGTGTTGAATCTGTCGACGAGCGTGCGGGCAAGGGGGGAGAGACGAGATCATGACGGACACTGAATACGTCGAGACGATAGCGGGCGCTGCGGTAGCGCTCAAGGCGATGATGTTCGATGACGGCGAGGCGGTCAGCTTCGCGCTCGCCGGGCTCGGGGAGATTGAGAAACGCAGCGACTATCCGGCGATTGAGCACGCGTTGGCATTGTGGACGGACATGCTGTGTAATCACATGTTCGCGGGGAAGATTCCGCACAACATCGCTGTCATGGGCGCAACGATGATCCGGCTCGACGCAGGGCAGCGCACAGACTTCGTGCTGGGCTCCGCACAGGCCGACATGGAAGTACCGGCGGCGTTTCAGTGGGCGGGACAGGTCATCTCTGCTCGCATATCGCTCGATCGGCCCCGATTCGAACGGCTGTGGGACGAGGCTCCGTGCGAGTCCGAAGCGTTCGGCCAGCATGTACTCGCAGTGCTGACGACGTGCGCTAGGACCATCACTAGAACGAAACGCGGCTACGCGCTCGAGAACGTAGCGCACCGTTCGGATTGCGCACGCAGCAAGGGGGACGGTGAGGAAGCGTGAGTTATACGTGCCCGGCGTGCGGGTCGACGAGTCAAAGCGCGGACGACGAGCGGAATCGCTATTGCGGTCGCTGCCACCGGTTCGAGGACGACCTTCAACTTCACGAATTCCCGCGCGACGATTTCGAAGGGAACGGAGTGCACGTGCTCAGCACTGCTGAGCTGGCGGCTGAACTGGAGGCGTATCTCAGCGCAGTTGACGAAACTGTTGACGCTGTCACGGATCAGGAGATAGAGGAACGGCTACAAAAGACTTTGGCGGCGGTAGGGATGACGACATCGGAGGATGCTGACGTGAGCCACGTTCGGGTGACGGAGACTGCCGCCGGCACGGTAGACGGGCCGCTGGTGATCCGGATTCTCGGCATCGGGAATCAGAAAACGCCGTTTGACGGGCAGTGGTTGACGGAGTACGACCCGAGCCGGGAAGGCGTCGATCCGGACGGCAACCCGATGGTGGCGCACGTGCGGACGTCAGCTGACAAGTCGCAGGCGCTGCGCTTCAACGGCTGGGTTGAGGCGCACGCGTTGTGGTGCAAGGAAACCGGGCACGTTCGTCCGGACGGGCAAAAGGATCGGCCGTTGACGGCGTTCGCAATCAGTATCGAGCCGGCCGATGACTGACGACGGTGTCCGCTCGCCGAACTGTCCGCTGTGCAAGGCACCACCCACCTTTCGGATGGATCGCCAGTGTTTCTGCGGTAGCGAAGACTGTCCCGTGTTCACCTGGGATGCGATGGGCGATCCCGATGAATTCTTCGCGACCGCGAAGCTGATCAGCTTGTCGCCCGATGAGGGGAATTGAAAGGAGCTGCATGTGGCCTACTACGAAACGGGCCTCCTGGCCGATCCCAATTTTCGCCGTGAGCGTGCCCGCAAGGCGGCTACTTCCCGTACGACCATTGCGCATCACGTCGCGGCGATTGTAGAGCGTGCCGATGAACTGACCGCCGAGCAACGAGCCGCGTTGACAAGGGCCGTGCGGCTGGCACACGAGCAGGAGTGAGGGGGAGAATACGTGACGAGTCAGGCCCCGATCGGTCATGTCGCGATGCCGGCACGTGTTGCGGCGTTGCCGCGGAACAAAGTCGGCTATCCGATCCCGTGGTTTGTCGCGACGCTTGAGGACGGTACGCGGGATTTTCGCGTCGCGAGCGCAGACCTCATGGTCAACGCAGTAAAACAGCAGCTGTGCTGGGTGTGCGGGCAGCAGCTCGGCTCGTACGTTGCGTTCGTCATCGGTCCGATGTGCGCCGTGAATCGGGTCAGTGCGGAGCCGCCGGCGCATCGGGACTGTGCGCTCTACTCGGCGATGGTCTGCCCGTTTCTCAGTCACCCCGGAATGCGCCGCCGGGAAATAGACGTTGCTGAGCCTACGATCACGCCAGCCGGCAGGCCGCTCATGCGCAATCCCGGCGTGGCGCTCGTGTGGATTACGCGCTCGTACCGGGTCGTTAAGTCGCCGGGCGGCAACAAGGGGATTTTGTTCCGGATCGGTGATGCGACGGAAACGGCCTGGTTCGCCGACGGTCGTAAAGCGACGCGCGCGGAAGTGCTGGCGAGCATGACGAGCGGGCTGCCGGCCCTGCAAGAGGCGTGTCAGCTGGACGACGACCCGGACGAGTCGTTGCGTGACCTGGACAGTGACTACCGGCGCGCGTTGGCGCTGGTTCCTACGTCGTAGAGAAAGGACTCTGCATTGACAACGACGACGCCTGAATCTCGAGCCCAAATCGCATACACCGCATACGGCCGGGCAGTCGGTTTCCAAAATCATCTCGGCGAGCCGCTGCCGACGTTCGCTGAGCTGCCCGCTAACGTCCGCAACGGATGGATAGAAGGCGCACGGGTGATTTGGGAGCTGGCCACGACTGGCAAGGCAACACTCTAGCTATGGATCTCGGGCTGAGTGGATTGGCGCTGCCGCCTGTTCTGCCGGACGAGCCGCTGCCGGTAGGTATGCGCACTGTCGAGCAGTGTGGACCCGACGTAGCAATCTACGTCGGGGACACGATGTGGTACGACCAGAACGGCGCGCCGCTGCTCGGTTCGCTTCGGGAAGTGGCCGAGTATGTGCTATCCGTACAGGAGGCTCCGGGCGGGTCGCTCAGAAGTCAAATATTCTACTACCCGCGCGTACGCATCGTGGTGCAAACGACTTATCTCGGAATCGACATGAGCACTGCGCTGGGCGGGCCGTATCCGCTGGTGTGGGAAACGATGGTCGCGGCAGTCGATCGGATGATGATTTTCGAACAGTGGCGGTACGCGACACGGGCCGCGGCTCATGCCGGTCATGAGCGGGTCGTCGCGACGTTGCGGGATCAGCAGTCTGAACGCTGGCGACGCAGGGCGGGGCTATGATGCCGGGCTATCCAACGGTCCGATACGGGGGCAGCGACCGGCCGAGCAAAGCTGAGCAGGCCGCAACGCGATGGCACCGGCAGCAGCATCCGGCGTCGCGCGCTGACTGTTGGTGTTGTTGCCGGCCGTGCCGGACGGAGAATCCGCATCACGCGAGAGCGTGCGCGGCGATGGTCGCGGACGTCGAGGCCCGGATCAGGGCATCCGTGCGAGAGATGCGTGTGGAGACCAAGCGCGGCAGGGACAGGTCAGGCCGGTTCGCGCACGTCCCGGCGCAGTCTGTGGGGTGGACAGACCCTGTCGGATGACGAATTTCCGGAAACGGTCCCGCGCTGCGAACCGACCCAGTTACCGTGTCAGCAGTAGGGCGGAGTCTGCTCGGGGGACGGCATCGCTCGGGGATGAACTGGTCCTGACGCGGCACTGAGGGCGAACCAGGAGCTCTGCCCTTTGTGCCGCGTTGGCCGTTTCCGGAGCGTGCACTGTGCCGAATCGGCCGCTAGAGAAATGCAGCACGCCGGGATGTCCCGGCCGCACCGCTGCGGGTGGACGATGCGGACGCTGCCGGGGCGGCAGGCTGTTTACGGGCCGTACCGACGACGCATCCGAGGTCTACACGCGTCGTCCGTGGCGCGCCAGGCGGCTGGAATACCTCGCAGCGCATCCGTTCTGCACCCTCTGCGGCGTTGCCGCGACGGTGCCGGATCACTACCCGAAAAGCCGGCGTGCGCTCGTCGCTGCCGGTGTGGCCGATCCGGACGCTGACGAGCGGCTACGACCGTTGTGCGCTTCGTGTCACAACCGGTCGACAGCGGGCCGGCAGCCGGGCGGATGGAATCGAGTGGGCTCATGAGCGGCGCGCTCGTCGCTGTGCTGGTCGTTGCCGCGGTGCTCGCGTACCGGGCCGGCAGCAGACATCGGGCGTTCAGCCTGGCGCGGGCTGACGTGCGGGCACAACGCGGCAAGCTGCGTGCGGCGCGGCAGGCACGCACCGCGCTAGGGCGCATCGCACTCGCCGGCTGGACGCTGCTGCTCGTCTGCGTCGTTGTCGCCGCGCTGGTGTTTGCTCTGTAGCCGGCGGATGTACGTCGCCGTTTCGTCAGGCGTGGTCGGGATGTCCAGCTTCCGCAGCGCTGCGACGTCGGCCTGGCCTGCCGGCAGGCGTTCCGCGACAGCCACGGTCATGTCTCGCAGCGCTGCCATGACGGGGCCGACAAGCGCGGGCATCGGGCCTTCCTGTCCGGCCACGAGGGGCTTTGCGCCGCGTCTGCGGTGGATGCCGTACACGTTGCCGCGGATGTCTACCGCGCTGGTGTCGCGCGACTCGTACGAGCCGGGTATGTCGGCAAGCGACCGCGTCCGGGTTCGGTGCTGCTCAGGTGTCAGCTCTGTGTTTGACCAGCTTTCGACGAACAGTGCGAATCCGAAGAAAGCCTCATCCGCGATGATGGCGGCAAACTCCGCATCGCTGGCTATCGCATCGGCGAGATGCCGCAGATACTCGCCTACCGGGTTCCCTAGGTGCGTTGGCAGGGGGTCCAGCCCGAGCACGGCCTTGCCGGACGGCAGCGGTAGCCAGCGCAACTCAGCGATGACGGCCGGCTGATCCCATCCGCGGGCGTTCACGCCCTGCTCAATCTTGCGCAGCAACTGCGTAACGACAGCGCGGTCCGGAACTCTCACGTGTGGAGCAACGAGCAGGCGACGTCGGGGTTATGGGCGGAGGCGGGGGCGATGGGCTGGCTGGTCGCAGCAGTGGTCGCATTGAGGTCAGTCATGACGTTGACGGGCAAGGCATCGATGCTCGTGGCGCGGCTCATCGACGACGGTGACGGGTAGGGATGTCCGGATAGATCGATGGATGGTCCCGGTGCAGCCCGCGTTAGGCGACATTTTCCACGTGCAGGTTAATCGAGCTGTCGCGATGCTTCGCAGCGCTACCGATCGAGAAACAACGATACTTCGCACGGTTCCGATCGGAGTATGCCGATGACTTCGCGCTTGAAACCGCGCACAGACAGACGAGCCGATCGCAGCGCTGCTGTCGTCGACGCTGACGAACTGACTCCCGTCCAGTGGCACAGCAGCATCGCGTACAAACGCGACGATCTATATCTCCCGTTCGCGGACGTCGACTTAAACGGCGGCAAAGTCCGGCAAGCGATCAAACTCGTTGAGGCGAACCTGCCCGCCATCCGCAAGCGCTACGGCTCGACACTGCTGACAGCGACAGGCGTGCACTCCCCGCAAGGGCTGATCATTGCCCGCGTCGCTGCGCTGTTTGACCTGTCGTGCGTGCTGTTCATCGGCGCGACGTCCGTCGCCCGTGCACTGACCGGGCATCCGATGTTGCGCGCCGCTGTCCAGCTGGGCGCGACACTCGACGCGTCCGCGCGCGTCGCGTACGAGCCGGCCCTAGCCAAGGCCGTCGACAGCTGGCGCTCCGCTCACAGCGGAGCCGGCTTCCCGATCCGTTTCGGGATGAACCTCGACAGCGACCCTGCTGCGATCGTCGGCAGTACGGCAGCACAGTGCGCGAACATCCCGGACGATATCCATACCGTCGTCATCCCGGTCGGGGCCGGCATCACTGCCGCGGGCATTATCACAGGCTGCCGGACGCTGCGCCCGGCCGTCCAGCGCATCGTCTGCGTCCAGATTGCAGGCTATGACCGTCGACCTGTCATCGATCGGATCACGCCGTACCGCGATTACGAGTTCATGTCATCGCGCGCGTATCAGTACGCGACGCACGTGCGCCGGTACGTCGCGCCGCGCTTCCCGCTGGACCCGATTTACGAAGCGAAAGCGCACGAGTACATGATCCGCCGCATCCCGATCGAACGGGAACACACTTTGTTTTGGGTCGTCGGAGACTCCGGCTATGTCCGTGACTGACCGCCCATCGTCTGACGTCGACAGAAAGAGCAACATGCCGCAAAGCGCCGTCATCGTCGAGCAGCTGCAATCCCTCGCCGTGCCGATCGACAACTTGCAGGAAGACCCGGAGAACGCCCGGCGCGGCGACGTCGCCGCTATCCGCCGATCTCTGAACGTGTTCGGGCAGCGCAAGCCTGTCGTTGTGAAGCGGACCGGTGTCGACGCGGCCGGCCGCCCGACCGGCATCGTGATTGCCGGCAACCACACGTTTCACGCAGCGTGCGACTTGGAGTGGTCGCACATCGCCGCTGTGTTCGTCGACGACGACGAAAGCACTGCCCGCGCGTACGCCCTCGCGGACAACCGGACGGGCGAACTCGCGACGTGGGATGACGAGCAGCTGTCCGCGACGCTGCGCGCACTGGACGCCACGGACTTCGACATGGAAACGCTCGGCTGGTCCAACGATGACCTCGCTGCGCTGCTGTCTGCCGGACCGTATGACGACGACAACGACAGCGCTGACAGCTCAGCTGCCGATGACGACGACGCTGCGGCACCGATCGAGCCGCTTGTGTTCCCGAATGAAACGATCGTCGCTGCCGCATTCGAGCACTTCCGCGCGTCCGGCTATCCACTTCCGAACGTCCCGCGCTACGCAGCAATGCAGGAAATCAACGCGCTCGCCGCGACGGACACCGTGAAGCTACTCGGGACCAACGTTGCGTACCACGTCGCAGACAAATACCAGCCGCACCGATTCTCGACGCGCGTCCAGAAAATGAAGACACCGCTCGAAGTCTTCGAATCCGACGCCAGTCTTACGCACGCGTTCCGCCTCACGCTGGAAGACCGCCCGATCTCTGACGGCTCGCTACGCAGCGCCATGAACTTTGTCCACGGTGCACAGACGGCCGCGCAGTTTCGGCCGGGCTTCGCACTCATGATGTATCGCCGCTTCGCCCCGGCCGGCGGCACAGTCCTCGACACATCGACAGGCTTCGGTGGGCGCCTCACCGGCTTTTTTGCGTCGCACTGCGAGACGTATATCGGCATCGATCCGAACACTGTCACGTCTGCCGGCAACACCGCGCTAGCCAACGACTTGTGTCCCGCGGACAAAACAGTAGAGCTGCACTGTCTGCCTGCTGAGGACGTGCCACACGAAGCGCTTGCCGGCCGTGCGCACTTCGCGTTTACGTCGCCACCGTACTTCGCCAAAGAGCTCTACAGCGACGAGGCGACACAGTCCTGCGTGCGCTACCGCAGCGCCGAAGACTGGCGCACAGGCTTCCTCGTGCCGATGCTGGGCCTACAGTTCGTCGCGCTGCTGCCCGGCGCATACTCGTGCGTCAACATCGCGGACGTCAAGCTAGGCAGCGAGACACACCCGCTCGTGCAATGGACGATCGATGCCGCACTTGACGTCGGATTCACGTACGAGCGCACGGAAGAATTCCCGCTGTCGCGCGTGCCGGGACGCGGCGAGCAGCTGGACGCCTTCGAATCCGTCATCGTGTTGCGCCGTCCAGAAAGGAAAACGTCATGAAACCTGGGCCTGCACCCAAGCCGACCGTGCTCCGCCTGCTGCACGGTGATCAGCCGTGCCGGACAAATCTGGACGAGCCGAAGCCTGCGCCCGGCAAGCCGGAGTGCCCGCCGGAAGTGTCGGACGACGTTCGCGCAATTTGGAATTACACGCTGGACCATCTGATCGTCATGGGCGTCTGTACCGGCGCTGACCGGGATGCGCTGCTCGCCTACTGCGAGGCCGTTGCCGCGCATCGCAAGGCATCCGCGCTGCTCGCCAAGTCGCCGCCGCTAATTCAAGGCCATCGCGGCGTCATGGTTCGCAACCCGGCTCTGGCAATCCAACGCGACAGCGCTGCCGTGATCCGCGCGTACGCGCATGAGTTCGGCCTCACGCCGGCTGCCCGTTCCGAAATTCGCATGGGCGGCGCAGGCTCCGGCCAGGGTTCTGCGGAACGCTACCTGACGGGCTAGTCGCCGATCGGGCACACGGAAAAGCCCCGGCATCGATGCCGGGGCTTTTCAGGGCGGAACGCGCGCTCTAGCGCATCCAAACCTTGCCGGACATGGCGCACAGCGGCCACCCCGGCAGTTGCTGATTCTTATGCCGGAACATCCGTCCATCCTTCGTGATGGAAATGAAGCGGTCGCAGCTAGGGCATACGCGCGATTCGTCAGCCATCCGTCACGCCCCCTCTGCCGGCAGCATCCGGACGTTGCGATACGGCAGCGCATCGCCGGCAACGCTGCCGCCGCCTTCCCATTCGATGAAGCCGCTGCTGCCGAACGGGTCGGGTCCGCGATGCGGACTGCGCTTGCCATTCGAAAGCGTGTGCCCGCTGGATAGTCCGCAATCCGTTGCGGACGGATCATGCCCGCCCGTGACGTACATCGCGTCACACGTGCGGCGTCCCTGCCCGCGACGATTCGCAAGGAAGTCGTCGACAGTGCTCGTGAGCCAACGCGGCTGCCGACGACTTACCGGACGTTCGTCGTCCGGATCGTCCGCGGCCGGCGCGTATCCGCGCGCCACGTAGCCGCGCCACGTTGGCGGCGCGATGCCGGCACGCTTCGCAGCTTCCGCGCCGGTGAGCAGCGGATCGTCGGACGCTGCCGTCCATGCGTGCTTGTTCGCCGCGGGGCTGACTCCGTCCGGGGCTGGCCGCGAAACGCGGATGCCGCAAGCGCACGTGCCCGTTTCGATGCCGGCAGAGGACATCATCGGATGCCGGTAGCTTGCCTCGTGTCGATGCTGAGTCATCAGTTTTCGTTTTCCTTCCGCGCGTCTTGCGGGCCAAACGCGAGCATGAGATCCGCGACGTTGCCGTACACCTCGTTCTCGTCCGTGCCGGCTGCGACGAGCTGAGCTACCGCGTACATGTGCGCACGCGAGTGGCGCTCCTGTGTGTCGCGAATCGCGAAGTTGTAGGCGGAGCGGTAAGCGCGGGTGTAGTGCTCACGAATCTCCGACTCTTTTTCCGTGTCGCTCATGTGCTCATGCCTCTTTCTTCGTGTAGCGGTAGACGATCGCGGACAGTCGGACGCGCACGAATCCGCTCCCGATGCCGACGCGTGCCCACTCTCCGTCAATCTCGCGAACGAATCCGCGCGTGATCTGCCCGCTGTCGCGGAATCCGACGAGCCAGCCGATCTCGGGAAGCCCGTCGAAGCGCGAACGCTGCAAGTCCTTATCCGTCCGATTCATCGCTATCCCTCAATCTTCCGTGTGCGCACGCGCGGACCAAGAGGCAACATTAGCACGCAGCGTTGCAAAGTGTCAACGAGGGGGCGAGGACGATGCCTCCTAAGAAACGACGACGTGGCGAACGCATCACGTGGCTGGCCATCGGGCAGCAGCAGCCGTCACCTCCGGACGGAGACGTCGTTGAACCAGATGCCGCACCGGAGCCCACCGCTTCGCTGCCGGCACCGGACCCGCCGACGCCCATAGAGACGCAGGCACCAGCCCCGCGGCGTCGCCTCCACGGGGGTTCCTCACCTGCGAAGTCGGCGGGTCCGGTCTGCGGCCACACCTGGGCCGGCCAGCGTTGCGACGAGCGCGGCGAGCATGTCTGCGCTACCCGCGTCGCGCACGTCTGCGGATTCTTCGCCGAAGTGCTCGTGCACACAAAAGGCCGCTGGACGCACCAACCGTTCGTGTTGGCGCTCTGGCAAGTTGCCGGCATCATCGCTCCGCTGTTCGGCACTGTCGTTTTCTCCGACGAGGCCGGCACGTACGTCCGCCGGTACCGCATCGCGTGGATAGAGCTGGCCCGCAAAAACGGCAAGAGTGAATTACTTGCCGGCATCGCGCTCTATCTGCTCGTCGCAGACGACGAGGGCGGCGCAGAAATCTACGGCTGTGCCCGTGACCGCGACCAGGCTCGGAAGGTCTTCGACGTCGCGGAACGCATGGTCAAGCTGTCGCCAGTGCTGTCGCGCCGACTGAAGATCTACTCAACTGCGAAGCGGATCGTCGACGAGCGAACAGGCTCGTGGTACGAGATCGTTGCCGCGGACGCTGCCGGCAACCTCGGGCACAACCCGCACGGCGTCATCATGGACGAGATCATCGCCCAGCGGGACGGCGGCCTCTGGAATGCGATGCGTACCGCGATGGGCGCGCGGGATCAGCCGCTGATGGTCGCTGCCACCACGGCCGGCGACGACGCACACAGCTTCGCTGCCGCGGAACACGCAGAGATGCAGCGCATCGCAGACGATCCGGCACGTGCGCCGCACGTGTTCGTCTACATGCGCAACACGCCTGCGGACGCTGATCCGTGGGATGAGGACAACTGGCCGATAAGCAATCCGGCTGCCGGGACGTTCCTCAGCGTGCAGACGCTGCGCGACGAAGCGCTAGAAGCGCGCAACGATCCGAGCAAAGAGAACGCGTTCCGGCAGTTTCGGCTCAACCAGTGGGTGTCGCAATCCAGTCGATGGATGCCGATGCACTTGTGGGACGCCTCGTGCGGCGACCTGTGGCTCAACCCGACATGGGGCCGCGACAAGCTTGCCGGCAGGGAATGCTTCGCAGGCTTCGACCTGTCCGCGAAGTTCGACCTCACCGCGTGGTGCCTCGCTTTCCTACCCGAGGATGACAGCGCTCCGATCGACGTTCTCTGGCGATTCTGGCTGCCAGAGTCCGGAGTGGAAAAGCTGGACAAACTCAATGACGGGAAGTTCACGCGCTGGTCAAAGCAAGGCTGGCTCACCGTCACGGAGGGCAACGTCATCGACTATGACCGCGTCATCGCGGACATCGGGCAAGATGCCGCGGACTTCGCCATCCGCGGTGCCGACTGTGACGAGTGGTCCATGTGGCCGATCATCAACCGCGTTGCGGACGTGTGCGGCTTGGACGCCGAGCACGGCGAAGTCGCCGCCTACCGAAACACGTACGAGCGCATGTCGCCGGGCATGGATGAGGTTATCGGCCTCGTGAAAAACGAGCGCTTCGCTCATCATGGCAACCCCGTCGCCCGGTTCTGCTTTGACCGCTGCACAGTGCGACGCGCGCCGTACGATCCGAACCTCGTCCGGCCGTCCAAGCCGGAACGTGGAGCGGACCGGGCACGCATCGACGCTGTGCCGACCGCGGCGATGGCGGCGAACGCCATGCGCGGCTACGCTGCCGGCCCGATGCGGGTCAGCGCGTACGAGGACACCGGCCTGATGGTCATCTAGGGTGTCTCGCCTTCCGCCGGCTCACCCAGGATGAATCGGGGATCGCTGTGCGCTTCGATGTGCGCATCGGCGGCATCGTCGGCAGCGCTGACTTTGGAGCCGTTCGCCTGAAACGGCATAGCGCACTTCGTGCAAATCAGCATTAGGCCGCCGTGCTTCCATCCGTGAATCGTGATGTCCGCGCGTGTGATCGTCACGAGTTAGCTCCGGACGCGGGCGGGTCCTTTGAGATCTGTCCGCATCCGCGAACGAACAGCACGGGCTCGCCGGATTCGAGCAGCGCGCGCCGTCGTACGTCACGCGCGAGCCGTTCGTCTTCACTTCGCCGCCGGGCTTCGCGCATGATCTGCTCGGCTCGTTCCGGAGCCTCTTTCCACGGTCGACGAACAGCCGCAGCTTCGGCGTGCTCGCCTGCGATGTCGTGCGCGCGGGCAAGGTACTCGTACGTTTGCGCATCCGTCAGCAGCGGCCGGCCGTCCAGCGGCATACAGCCGTAGCTACAGCGCAAGCCTTCCGCGACGCCGTACAGGCGGCAGATCATCGGCCGGACAGCGTAGACGCTGCACCTGTGCAGCATCGTCAGAGCTGAGCACACCGAAGGCGCGGACGACACAAAGCCGTTAGGGATGCGCACGCCGGTTTTCTCGATCCGCACATGCTCTAGCGACGTCATCGCAATACGGGAACAGGAATCCCAACACGCGCCGATACAGTCGACTTTCGGTAGATCGGCATACAGCGCGTCTAGTTCGTCTTCGCGCGTCACGGGTCGCCCGAGCAGCGACGCATAGCGACTCGTTCCGAGTACGGCTGTTCGCAGTAATAGCAGACGGGTCCCGTGATCAGCAGCAGATTTTCTGTGTCGAGCATCGGCGTTTCCACGCCTGGCGTCGCCCGGAACACGACGCCCCACGTCCACAAGTGCGCGCCGGACCTCGGGTCAAAGTCCGGGACGCGGTCGACCTGATCCTTCTGAATCTCGACGACTTGGCCAGTGCTCGTCCATGCCCGCTTCGGTTCATCCATGCCACCGCACGTTACCCGGTGCCGGCTCCTTGATCCGTTAACGACTCATCACCCGAAAGAGGTACAGCGCTCGTGTGGTCCCGCTGGCCGACGCGTAAGCGCGTCCTCATCAACATGATCGACGGGCGTGCATTCGACGCGATTCTCTACGCCAAGCGCGGCCCGTTGCTCGAATTGCGTGACGTCCAGCTGCTAGAGCCGGGCAGTGACAACCCAGTCCCGATCGACGGCGCTGTCGTTGTGGAGCGCCCGCGCGTCGCATTCATCCAAGTTCGCACGTGAGACAGGGGACGGAGGCGCGACCCGATGGCGTTTGTAGTGACCTCCGGTCAATTGCAGGCTGTGGAGCGACGTGCTGAATACTCGTCATACAGTGCCGCATCCGTTGCGCTGTCACCGACGCTGGTCATGACGTACGGGCAGCTCTGGAAAGCTCAGCCTGCTTTGCGTTCCGTGACAAGCTTTCTGGCACGTAGCGTTTCGTCACTGCCGATCGACCCGTATCGGCGGCTCGGCGGCACCGATCGGGAAAAGGCGACGGATCACCCGCTGGCCCGACTGCTCGACCAGCCGATGGGGATCGGTAGCAAGTGGACTAAGTACCGGCTGTTCAACACGCTCATGCATGACCTGACGGTGTTTGACAGTGCGTACTGGCTGAAAATGACTGGCCCGACTGGTGAGCGCAACGTCCAGCCGATCCCGCCGACCCGGATCACGCCGCGCGGGGGGAACTTTTTCGCCCCGGAAACGTATCGGATTGCCGGCAACAACGGGCATCGCGACGTCGACCCGGATCAGGTCGTCCACTTTCATGGGTACAACCCGGACGATCACCGTGTCGGTTGCGCTCCTGTCGAGACGTTGCGGCAGATTCTCGCAGAGGAATATTCCGCGAGCATCTACCGCGAACAGATGTGGCGCAACGGTGCGCGCGTCGCTGGGTATCTGAGCCGGCCGCGGGAAGCGCCGCGCTGGTCCGACGGAGCGAAAGAGCGCTTCAAAGCGGACTGGCAAGCGCAGTACGCCGGCGACGGGCCGGCTACTGGCGGAACGCCGATTCTCGAGGACGGCATGGCGTTCAACG